TTAAAAAGTTTCTTTTTTTGTTATTTTTCTCCATTAGAGGATTGTAGGAGTGATCCTGATATGAGTATTATTATTTTAAGCGCAAGTGATGGATTAGCAATCAAAAGATTAGATTTTATTAAAAAGTGGGCAAAAGTACCAAGATATAGACATTTATTAAGGGGTGCAGATATTGATAGTAGGAGGGAGGTTAGATTTAGCAATGGATCAACAATAGAAGTTGCAGGATTTGGCAGTAAGGTTAGGGGTGGTCATCCCAAAAAGATTATATTAGATGATGTTATTGACAGTCAGGTTATTTATAGTGAGGATTATAATAGAAAAACACTTGAAAGGATGTCAACCGAAATTATACCTATGGCTGAACCAGACACAAAAATAGTTATTGTGGGAACACTGCAAAGAGATGGAGATTTATATAGTGTAGATTGGAATAGTATTGAAATGGCAGGAGAGAGGCACTGGATTCATAAGAGATATGATGCAGTTGTAGATGAAGCAAAACAGATTTCACTTTACCCTGAAAAATGGCCGTGGAATAAGTTAATGGCCAAAAAGCAAGAGAGTATTATTTTAACAGGAAGTGACAAATGGTTTAATAAAGAATACCGCTGTATGCCTGTAAATATAAGTGGGGAGATAGTTAAAACAGAGGATATTCAGGGATACGATGAATTGCCAAATGATTGCTGGTCATTACAAGAGGACAAGACAAAGAAAATTATAATACCAAATTATTGGGGTTGGGATTTATCAGTAGGCAAAGATCCTGACAAAGGAGATTATACTGGTGGAATACATTTTTATAGAAGTCGCAAGGGAGATATCTTTATAGATAAAATAGTTAGAAAGCGTATTAAGTTTGATGACAGATTAAAAGAGATTATAGCAGGTAGCAAATTATACCCGGACGCATTAAGAATAGGAATAGAACAAAACGCATTTCAATATGATAGTGTTAAAACATTAATAACAAATACCGGCTTGCCGATCAAGGGAGTTCAAACAACAAAGAATAAAATTGAGAAGTTTAATGAGATGTTGCCACCTTTGTTTGCCAATAGAAAGGTCTTTATTAAAAATGGAATAGAGAACAGACAGGACTTTATAAATGAATTATTATCATTACCAAGAGGAAAGTATGACGATATGGCAGATGCGCTTTGTATAGGAATAGCAGGCATTCAACAAGTAGGAGAGCCAGACATTACTTGGCTATTTGGCGACGACGATGATGACGATAGTGAGGGCGGTATTATACAACTTTAAAAATATAAAATATGACAAGAGTTAAATCACTCAAACCAAAAGCAGGTTATCAGCACAGACAACACAGGAAAGTAAGAAAAGTTAAAGATAAAGTGATAGATGTGTATAATTCAATTAAAAAAAAAGATAAAAAAAGATTAAGAAAAATAAATGTATAGATACCACGCAATAAAGAGAATAGATATTAATGGCAGAACTTATAATCCCGGAGAGATTATCATCAGTGAAACAAAAATAGATGGATTAAAAGAAATTGGATCAGAGATAATAATGTCAGTTAATATAAAATCTAAACAAAGAAAATCACAAATAAAAAATACAAAGAAAATATATATAAAGCCAGAGATTAAAGGTAAATTAGCAGATATTATAATACCACACCACAATAGGCACGATCTTTTAAAAAATACATTAGAGGCAATACCATTAGATATATTTAATGTTTTTGTTATAGCCGGTGGCAGTTTTGCTCGGAATTGTAATCTGGGCGCAAAGTTAGCAAAGACAGATAATTTGATTTTTATGAACGATGACATAGAGCCGGATATAGGCCAGATTATTGAGGCCTGCGAGAATAAAGCAGATTTGGTTGGCTTCTCAGAAGTATTATCAAATGAAGGAAAAAGAATTGTAAAGGGTATTGGTTGGAGTAGAAATTTATTGTCAAACTTAATGGAAAATCAAAGAGATGTTCAAATACCCTCGGGATTTTTATTTAGAGCAAAAAAGAAGGCCTGGGAGAAGTTAGGCGGATTTGACGAAACATTTGAGAACGGCGCAGAGGATTTAGATTTAGGATTAAGAGCAAGAGAAATGGGAATGACTATGGATTATATTAAAGGAGAACCAATAGTTCATTACCATTCACAATCAGAAGGCAGGTTTAGTAAAGTATTAGAAAATAAAGATTACTTTCAAAAGTTATGGCCAGATAAAAGATTAAAAAAGGCATTAGGATTTGACAAGCCAATAAAGAGAGTTCTTTTGGCAAACCAGTTTCTTGAAAACCTTAGTGGAACAGAAACATTTACTTATACATTTGGAAAAGAATTAGAGTGCAGAGGATATAAGGTAGATATTTTTACATTTGAACCCGGCCGGTTATCAGAACCATTTTTTACAATAACACCAAAAAGCGAAAACAAGTTGCGCAAAGAATACGATTATATTTTTATAAATCACAATACCTGTTTGGATTATTTAAAAGACACAAACGGGGTAAAAGTTTTTACTTCACACGGGATATATCCAAAGTTAGAACAACCAAAAGAGGGAGCAGATTTTTATGTAGGAATATCAAAAGAAGTTAAGGATTATTTATTAAGCAAAGGATTTGACGCAAAGATAATTCATAATGGAATTGATTGTGACAGATTTAAACCAACAAAACCAATACATAAGAAACTAAAAAGCGTTCTTTCAATATGTAAAGATTTAGACAAAGATTTTAACGACGCTAACGAGAGAATAGAAATAGCTTGTGATAAATTAGGAATAGAATTTAAGAAGGCCAGAGATGTTTGGGATTTAGAAAAAAGAATGAATGAGGTTGATTTAGTTGTTAGTTTAGGCAGAGGAGCATATGAGGCAATGGCCTGTGGCCGGGCAGTTATAGTATTTGATAAACGGCATTATATGAAAGAGAGCAAGGGTGACGGAATAGTAACAGAGGGCAATATCAATGAGATATTAAAAAACAATTTTTCAGGCCGGAGATATAATTTAGATTTGAGCATTGATGATATTGTTGAGGAATTTAAAAAATATGATAAGTCAATGGGAGAGTTTAATAGACAATACGCATTAGAACATTTTAACATTAAAAAACAAGTAGATAAGTATTTTGACCTAGCAAACACAAACCGGGACGATAGAGTTTTATTTGTAGGCAGTTCAAAAACAGAATATGGGATAGCAAAGCAATTAGAAAAGCAGTTGATCAGAAAAGGATTTAAAATAGGATATGGCGGAAAGAGAATTTGTTATGCGAACGATTTAGGAACAATAGATCCAATAGATGGGAGTTTAATAATTATAGAGAACCGATCAACATTCAGGAGGGCAATAGAAAGTGGCGCAGATCATATATTTTATAGCCAAAAGAGTTGCGAAGAATACTTTGATCCAGATAAATCATCTTATTTGCCTTCCGGGATAGATAAGGAAATCTTTAATGATATGAAATTAAAGAGAGAAATAGATATAGGATTTGTTGGAAAGGAAGCATACACATCACGAGTAAAGTTTGTTAAATACTTGAAAGATAAATACGGTGATAGATTTTCAAAACAAGAAGGAATATTTTTTGAGCAAATGGCAGAGTTCTATAACAAATGTAAAATAGTGGCAAACCAATCGGCAGGCAATGATATAAATATGAGAATGTTTGAGGCGACAGCTTGTGGTGCATTATTGATAACACAGAAAGTTCCTTATTTAGACGAGTTGTTTGAGGCCGACAAGGAAATAATAGTTTATTCAACGATGAGAGAAATGATTGAAAAAATAGATTATTATTTAGAACACGATAAGGAGAGAGAGAAAATTGCCCGGGCCGGGCAGAAAAGAACATTAAAGTATCACACATACCAAGAGAGAGTTAAAGAGATTATAAAATATTTAAAATGAATATAGATAGTTTTGTTATAGTAATTAGCAGACGATATCCAATAGCAAAGTGCTTGAAAGCTATTGCTAAAGCGGATATACCACGCAAGGATTTATATTTACTCTTATATTTAGATACACAAGATAGATTATTGATTGACTATTGTAAGAATTGGATTGATTATCACGGTCAAAAATGGTTATCAGCGAATATGATTAAGACAAACAGGACACCTGTTTATACAAACAGAGTTGAGGATTACCCGGAAAAATGGGAAAGGATAATTGAGAACCTGAAAAAGATTAATACACATTTAGATTTTAGCGAGATTGTCTTTATGGTTGAGGACGATACTATAATACCTAAGAATGCATTTAAAAAACTTTATAGGAGAATTAAGAGTGATAAGGAGATAGGTTGTATTCAAGGAGTAGAAGCATTAAGAAAGGCAGGAGAACACGGGCCTTGTGGTGCTTGGTTATTAGATTTATGTATAAGGGGAAAAATAAGGACAAAAGTCGGATTGGGTGCAAAAAAAACAGGAATACAGCAAATAGATGGTGGTGGATATTATTGTTGGGCATATAGACAAGAGGCGATCAAGAAAATAAAGCTGAGGTGGTCATTAAATGGTTGGTGTGGCCCGGATATTTGGACTTGGTATGACATAGGCCAGAATAATTGGAAAACTTTAATTGATTGGAGTGTATGGTGTGGCCACATTGAAGACGATGAAAAGATTTTAACACCAGAAGGCACAAGAAACTGGCTATACGATTTTAGTAATGGGACAGAGCAGTCCCCAAAAATGGATTTTAACTATGATTACAAAAACCTGTCCTAATTGTTCAAATATATTTAATGTTAAACACGGTCTACAAAAGTTTTGTTGCCCGAATTGTTGCAGGAGATATTGGGATAAAAGTCATAGGGATTATTACAAAGATTATTACAAGCAGAACAGAAAAAAGATTTTAAAATATTATGGAGATAGAAAAGAAAAATATAATAAGATGCAAAATATTTATAAGAAAGATAAAATGGAAATTGAAAGAACATATTGACAAAACATTAAAAATATGTTAATATAGGTTGAAAATAACAATTTAAAAAATAGAAAAGAAAATAACAGCAGAGAGCTATTATTTTTATTTATGAATAATATATTCCAAAGGATTTTCAATAAAATGGGCGCAAAGTTTATTACTAAAGCATTCTTTGGTATGTCAGGATTACCCAGACTATCAGGTAAAGAATGGTCAGAGGAAAAACTTTTAACGACATATGACACTTCCGTCTATGTCTTTTCTTGCGTCAAAAAAATAGCAGAAAAGGTTGGAGATATTGATTTTAAACTTTATAGAATTAAAAACTCAAAAGGAGATTTAGAACAGATTTTAGTTCACCCATTGTTAGATTTATTACACCACCCAAATCCATATAATAGTAAAACCAGTTTTATTAAATTAAAGCAAATCAATGAATCGTTAACTGGTGATGCTTATTGGTTAAAATTAAAAGTAGGAAACAAGACACAGGAACTTTGGCCTATGCGTCCGGACTGGGTTAAAATTGTGCCAGACGCACAAGATTATATAAAAAAGTATATTTATAAAGTTCCTAACCAAAAGGAATTAGTATTTGAGCCAGAGGAGATAATTCATTTTAACGAGCCGTCGCCAATAAAAGAATTTATTGACAGGACAGGACAATCCCCAATTAGACCAGCACAAGCAAGAGTAGATACAGAGGATTATGCAACAAAGTTTCAAAGAGATTTTTTTATAAATAACGCGCGCCCTGACGCCGTTTTACAGTCAGACCAACCATTAACAAAAGAAAAGATTGACGATTTAAGAAATAAGTGGGCCAAAAAATATAAAGGAGTTGGTAAGAGTTCAAAAATAGGAATACTTGAAAGTGGTTTAAAATATGTTCAAATAGCTACCAATCAAAGAGATATGGATTATATTGGTGGATTAAAAGCTACCCGGGACGATATCTTAACAATCTTTCAAGTCCCTAAATCAGTAATAGCAATTACAGATGATGTTAATCGGGCCAACGCACAAGCAGGAATGGAAAACTTTTTAAGAGAAAATATTAAACCAAAAGATAGATGTTTAGTAGAAACATTAAATCAATTCTTAGTACCAGAATTTGGTAAGGATCTTGTTCTTGATTGTATTGATCCTTCCCCAGAGGATGTAGAATTAAAATTAAAGATTTATAAAAATGGAACAGAATCTGGTTGGCTAACACAAAATGAAATTAGAGCCAAAGAGGGATTATTACCATTAACAGAAGGTGGAGACACGCCACTTGTAGATAAAAAACTTAACACAGTAGTTGGATTAGGAATGGCTGTGCCACATAAGAAAACAATATTATTAGGACAACCAATTATTGCTAACATCTTTGAAGGACGAGGAGAAATAAAAAGAAACATTAGAATTAAAGAATTAGAAATTAAATTAAACGATCAACATAAAAAAAGAATGGCCAATTTAGATAAAAAAAAGAAAAAGGAATTAGATGAGAAAAGAAAAACAATTTGGCGAACATATTTAGCAGACAGGGATCGCAGAAAAAAGTTATTGTTATCAGAGGAAAGAAAGTTTTTCAAAGAACAAGAGAAAAGAGTTATTAGCTCTCTTGTAAAAAAAGAATATAAATCAAAAACATATTTTAAAAAATATATTGAAAAAGTATTAGATAACTTCGATTGGGAAAAAGAAACAGAAAAGCTGTATGCAGTAATAGAACCAGAAGTATTAAGAATAGCAAGAATATCAGGCAAAGCGGCGCTAACAAGAATAGGAGTTAAACAACCATTTATTACAGAAGGCGAAATGTCTGTCTGGTTAAAAAACTTTGCCAAAGTTGATGCAAGTTTAATTAATGAAACAACCAGAAAGAAATTATCTAAACAATTATATCAAGGATTAGAAGCCGGAGAAGGAATAAATGAAATCAAAGACAGAGTAAAAGAAGTTTATAAAATTAGAGGAGATAAGGAGGCCATAAGAATAGCCAGAACACAAACTGGCCGGGTAATCAATCAAGCAAGTGTTGAGGCCTACAAACAAACAGATGTTGTTGATAGGAAAGAATGGATTGCCACAATGGACGACAGAGTAAGACCAGAACACGCAGAAGCAGACGGCCAAATAGTTGATAAAGATAAACCATTTTCAGTTGGTGGCACTTTGAAAGATGCCCCAGACGATATCAACTGTCGTTGTGCTGTTGCTCCTGTAATCGTTGGAGATAATTAATTTAATTTAATATAGTTATATGTTTAAGAAAAAAGACACAATATTTCAAATAACAAAGTCAAATGATAATGATCAAACAATAGAGGGGATATTTTCAACCTCTGACATTGATAGATCAGGAGATCCGCCCATTGATCAAGAAACTTGGGATTTAAAAAACTTTAAAAAGAACCCAGTTGTATTATTTGCTCACAACAATATGTTTAGTTCAGATCCGAACATAGTTGTTGGGAAAGTTGTTAAAATAGGATTAGACGAAAAAGGAAATCTTGCAGGCAAAATAAAATTTGCAGTTGACGAAGGAGTGGGGATCTATGGAGATTTCATTAAAACAATTTACAATCTTTATAAAGAAAAGTTTATGAATGCATTCTCAGTTGGATTTATGATGGGTGAGATTGTAATTGATAAGAAAAAGAATACAAGAATGGTTAATAATCAGCTATTAGAAATATCTTGTGTTCCTGTTCCGGCTAATGCATATGCTTTGGCCAAACAAAAGGGACTTGATATGTCAGTAATAGAAAAAGTATTAAAGCCTGACCATAAAAATCTAAAAGGAGATGTGAAAGAAGTTAAAGAAAAAGAGTTTATTCTATTTGTAGATAAGAAAGAAAAAAGTATTAAAGTCCTTGACGGAGAAAAAGAAATTGGCAAAGGAATTATTTTAAAACAATTTAGAGATAAATTATTTAAAATCAAAGAACAAAAAAAGGTCGTGACCGAATGCTCGGATAAGCGAAAGGTTAAGCCCTCTAATAAAGGGACAAAAAATATCAATAAAATTATCCGAACGCTTCTAAGTGAGAAGCGTAAAGTTAAAAGTAATACAGAAACAAAATGAATTTAAAAGAAATTTTAGCGAAAAAGTTAAAAGATCTAACTGACGAGGAAAAAACATTTTTAGCTGAACACGCCAGTGAGTTGACTGACGAACAAGCCAAAGAGTTTGGAATTGAAAAAGAAGTTAATACAGAACTTGATAAAGATGGACTTAGCGAGTTGATTAAATTAGAAGTTCAACAAGGAGTTCAAGAAGCAATGAAAAAGTTAGTCGCTGTTAAAAGAGGAGAACTTAAAAGTGCGAGTAAAGTATTACCGGCAAATGGCAAATGGTCACAAAAAACCATTGATTGGTGTATAGCATTAAGAGATCAAGATTTAGTTAAAATGAAAGCATTGACAACCGCAGACGACGATACTCCAAAAGCAGGATACACTGTTCCAACTGAACTATACAATGAGATTATAAGATTAATGCAAAGCGATCCTGTTTATGGCATTGCTCGTAAAGAAATGCGATACTTACCATTTAGTGGCCCGGGAAATACCAGAGATATTACCACCTTGGCTAGTTCAGTGACAATGTATTGGACAGATGAAAAAGCTGCAAAGACTTCAAGTCAACCAGGATTTGGTAGAGTTCAACAAATCTTGAAAAAACTAACTGCCATTGTACCAATGACAGAGGAAATATTAGAGGACACAGCAATCAACTTACCCGGTTTAATAGCCGAGTTAGTTGCTGAGAAAACAGCACAAGAAGAAGATGAACAATTCTTTAATGGAACAGGCGCACCTTGGACAGGAATCTGTAATAATGGTAGCGTTACATTTCAAACAATGGGCGCTGGATTAGGATTTTCTGATATTGATGCAGATGATTTATTAGATATGCAAGACGCTGGATTAGTCGGCGCACACGCAGGGGCTAAGTATTATATGCACAGAACTATCTTTAGTTATGTTAGAAAGTTGAGAGAAACTGTTTTAGTAGCAGGAGATAGAGAAGGTGCTTATATTTACCAAAGGCCACAAGGAGAAATACCTGCAACGATTTGGGACTACCCATTTGAACTGGTTGAAGGTATGCCTGACAAAAATGATAACGCTGCAAACAAAGGGTTTGTAATCTTTGGAAATCTTAAAAAATATGCTATTCTTGGCGACAAGGGTGGTATGAAAGTTAAGTTATTGACCGAAGCAGTTATTGTTGACACAGACGGACAGACCACATTGAATCTTGCAACACAAGATGCTATTGCTTACAGATTTGTTCAAAGAGTTGGTTATGTTTTACCATTACCAACAGCAATTGTCGTTCTTAGAACAAGTGCAACTATTAGTTAGATATAGGATTGGGGGTAAAATAAAATTACCCCCTATATCCGCTTTAATTTAAAAATAATGATTACAAAATATAATAATAAACAATTAACAGGCGATAATAAAAATATATGCCAGAAAAAAAAGAAAAAAAAGTTAACTTCTTTGATCCAGTTGTTAATGCATACCGGGAAATCCCGGAAAGTTTAGCGAGAAAACATATCGCACATTTAGAGGAACTTAAAAAACAATTAACTAAAAATAAATAATTTTGTATGAAAAATTTAAAACTAAAAGAAAAAGGTATTTTAAAGAGAAATTGGACTATTGAAAGATTTGCTTCTCAAAAAGATTTTGAGGCAGGAAATTGCTACAAAAAAAGTGTAGTAAATCATAATTGTCTTGCTAACGAAGGAATAAACGAATTATGGACGCATATCTGTTCAGCAGGCGGAGTTAAGTATGACAATACTAACGCTTTTTTAATTACTGGAACAGGATCAGGTGCAGCCGCCGCAGGAGATACAGAAGCCACATTTACAGCAGGAGTTAGAAAAGGAATGGAAGCAGGTTATCCAACTTATGGCACAAATCAAAAGGCAACTTGGAGAGCGCTTTATGGAGCAGGAGATGCAAATCAAGCGTGGCAAGAATTTGGAATGTTAAACGCAGATGGTGGTGGAAAACTACTCAATCGCTTGGTATCAGATCAAGGAACAAAAACTGCGGGACAGGTGTGGCAACTCACTTTCACAATAACTCTTAGTTAAACTTATTTAAAAATGAAGAAGCAAGAGTTTATAATTTATCTCGCTGGATTTATTGATGGCGAAGGAAGTATTGGTATATCTCGTCGTGATAAAACATATAGAACATTTTGTCATATTACTAATACAAATAAAAAGGTATTAGAGATGATAAAGGAAATGTTAGGATTTGGATACTTGAAAACCAGAAAGGAAAGTAAAGAACATTTTGGGGAAAAGCAAGTATATGAATTGAATTTTGATAAGAATATAATGACAAGAAAATTATTGAAATTGGTTTATCCTTATTTGATAATAAAAAAGATTCAAGCAGAGATTGTCCTGAATTATCCTATCCAAAAACATTTAGCAGATAGAAAAACTGGAAAACATCACGGTGGTAGAATAACAGATAAAAAAACTAAAATTGTTCAAGAATGCTTATATAGATATTGTAGAGGATTAAACCAAACCAATCATCAATTTGTTGAGCCAGAAGAAAGTTACTTAAAATCAGTAAAAGAGATTAAGAATTATAAAGAGTTTAAAAAATTAGTATATGTCAACACCTTTCAAAAAGGTTAAAAATAGAGTTGTAACTACTATAAAAGTTGGTAGTAGTATAAACAACACGGACGATCCTGTAACTTTTAATATTACAGACGCCGCCGCGTTCCCCGTTGCGCCATTTTATATTACCGTAGAAGTAATTAATGACGATACGACTTATGAGAGAATGCTTTGTACAGACCTTACAGGTGATCAGATAACAGCGACGAGAGCGCAGGACGGGTCAAGTAAACAGACATTTAGCGCTGGTGATTTAGTGATGGTAAGAGTTATAGCGGCTCATTTTGACGATATGACAGACGCAGTTAATGATTTAGAGGATATAAAAGATTATGTAGATAGTCCTATGATAGTTTCTGGTGGAGAGGTTTCAGAAGGAACAAATGCAGGAACATTTAAAGTTGCTGATTTAACTGCTTTATTAAGAAAAACAGATAGTTTAACTGGAGAATTGACTTATGTGACACTTTCCGAACAGGATAACCAGACAATTACTGCGGCTGATACGACTTATTTTGTATGTTTAGATTATAATGGTGGAACGCCTCAAATAGTTCTTTCAGAAACTAATCCTTATGCAAGAACATCTTCGCCAGATAGAACACAAATACCTATTGGAAAAGTAATGAAAGATGGCTCTGATAATGTTCATTATATTTCTGGTGGATTTAATTTTCAAGATGGAGTTATGAAACTTCATCAAAGAGCTGGTTCGTTAAGAAGTCACGAATTACAAAGTGGTTCAGCTATTGAATACTCGGGTACAAATAATTTTACAATGGAAGCTGGTGTTTTTTATGCTGGTATAAATAGAATTACAATAGCACAATATGATAGTGCCTCAACTCAATTTACAGGAGTTAGAGGAGATGGTGGAGCAGGTTGGACAGAAGCCCTTTCAAATGTTATTGATTATGCTCATTATGATGATGGAGCTGGTGGATTAGGAAATGTTGCAAATAATAAATATGGTTGTCATTGGGTTTATAGGCATATAGATGATGGACACGTCTATGTCAGATTAGGTATGGGAAGTTATACATTAGCAGAAGCTGAAGTAGCATTAGAACCAACAAAACCATCTCATTTAACTGATTTTGGAGCTTTAATAGGAAAAATAATAGCACCTTATAATGGTAGTTCATTTACAGAAGTTCAAATGGTGACAGAAAGATTTTTTACAGGAACAGCTGTTTCTGACCACGGAAATCTTACTGGTTTAGCAGATGATGACCATACTCAATATGCTTTATTGGCTGGAAGGGCGAGTGGACAAACATTGATAGGGGGAACGGCAAGTGGTGAAGACTTAACACTACAATCAACCTCAGATGGAACAAAGGGCTATATTTATTTAGGTGCGGCTCAAACCTCTTATTTTGATGAGGTTAATGAAGATTTAATAATCACAGGAGATATAGGATCAACTGGCACAAGAGTAAATAAAGGCTGGTTTACTGATTTAGAGGTTACCAATCCGCCTACAATTAATGGCTCTCAAATAAGTTCAGGAGATTTAAGTGATACAACCACAGTAGGTGGAAATGTTGTTAGTTTAACCAATCCCTCTGCTGAAACTTTTATAAAAATCGCTGCTGATAATACGGTTTCTACGAGAACACCTGCTAATGTTATGGCAGATTTATCAGGACACGCTGGTGCTGCTTTTGATTTTAATTCTCAAAATCTTACAAGTGTAGGAACTCTTGGTTGTGGTGCTATAACAACAAGTGGAGATTTAGTGTTCAGTTCGGATTTAGTTATAAGACGAGACACTGCTGATGGCTCTGATAATGGTTTATTATCATTAACTGGTGGTGGTGCTATTAGTTCAACAAGAGGTGCTTATATACTTTTATATGGAAATGAAGCTGGTGGTCACGGACGAATGCGTCTTATAGCTGGAAATGATGCTACTAATGGAAGTATTGAATTTTCAACACAAGCAACTACAAGATTAGATATTGAATATGGTGGAGATTTTGACTTTCAATCTAATAATCTTAAAAGTATAGGAACATTAGGTTGTGGGGCGATTACTTCAACTGGAAATATAAAAGCAAATACTTCTAATTATGTTTTAGAGGGTTCAAGTTCAAGAGCAGTTTTAAGGAAAATACAATTAGCAATTCTTGACGGAACAAATGCCAATACTCTTAAATGTACAGTTACTTCTAAGTGGAATGGTGATGCAATTAACCAAACTGATAATATAGCAAAAAATGCTACAACTGGTAATTTTACTCTTGATGATGGTGGTGATACATTAACAATTGAAGCTGCTGGTTTAACTGGTAATGTTATAATGGCAATGGGATATGTAAGGTCTAATGCAAGTGAAGTTCCTATTACATTATCAATAGATGCTTTAAGTAATGATATAAGAATTAGAACATTTGACCTTACTGGTTCTGCTGAAGATTTAACTGCACTTGTTGATACTGGAAATATATATGTAAGTATTTTATATTTAACAAGTGAATAAAGAATAAATTAGAAAATGAATAAAGATAAACTAATAGAAATAAATGTTAGATAGAATATTATTAGACAAAGCGTTATTTGATGGCGATGCGGTTCAAACAAAAACTGTTTCAGATATAGGCACAGGAGTAGATGCAATATATGAACTACTTGCCCAGATAGGATTATCAGACACAGGAAGCGGGGCAGATGCAATTAGCGCTATATTATCACAGTTATCATTAAGTGACACAGGAGTAGGAGCAGAGGCCATAGACGAGATATTGGGACACATAACAGCATCAGACGCAGGAACAGGTGCAGAAGCGCTTGATATACTGGCACAGATCGCTTTAAGTGACACCGGGACGGGAGCAGACGCGCTAAACCTTTTAATAAGTATAGCATTATCAGACACTGGATCAGGAAATGAGGCATTAGATTTATTGGTTGGTATAGCATTAAGTGATACTGGAATAGGAAATGATATAGTTAGTTCTTTGGCAATAATAGTAAATCAAAGCGATGCCGGTGTAGGATTAGACGCATTAAATATATTAGCAAGATTAGTTTTATCTGATACAGGGACAGGAGTTGAAACGGTAGGAGTAAGTAAAGAAATAACTTTATCAGATACCGGAGTAGGAGTTGAGGCCGCGAACATATTAGTCAACATAGCATTAAGTGATAGCGGCTTGGCCCAAGAAGCATTAAATATAATAGTAAGATTAAGTTTAAGTGATAGCGGAGTTGGCGCGGACGTATTAGAAGTTTTTAAAAAAATAAATCCTTATTGTCCGGGAACGACACCTTATTCAAAAAAAACAAGCCCGTATGATAATATGCCTAACATTTGTAATTAAATAATTTTATGAGAGGATATTGCGACAAAAATGATATTGAGCGTTATATGTTGACCACAATAGACCCGTCTTTTAATACTCAAATAAACGAGTGGATAGAAAGTGTAGAAACAATGATTGATGATTTTACTGGTAGATTTTTTATTGCTGATACAACTGCTTCAATCAGAACATATGACGGGGACGGAACACACGAATTGCTTATTGATGATTGTGTAGAATTAACTAAAATAGAAATAGGAGATCCAACTCTAACAAAAGAGGAATTAGACGAGGACGATTATCACGTCTATCCATACAACGAAACTCCAAAGACAAGAGTTTATTATGACGGGATATTTTCAAGTATTAGAGCAGGAATAGATGTAACGGCCAAATGGGGATATTCAGTTGAAGTCCCGGCTGATATTAAACTCGCCTCAACAATATTAGTATCTTTAATAATTGAGGAAGCCCACCAATCAGAAGGAGAAACCGAGAGTGAAACAATCGGTAATTATTCTGTAACTTATAAAAAAACAGAAGCAAACAAAGGGAAGGTTGCCCGGGCCATTGGGATTTTAAATAGATATAGAAAAATATCAATCTAATGACAATTAGTAATTTTTACAAATATACATTTTCAACAAACAGGTTAAAAGTAGACCAATCTGTTTATGAGGAAAATCTAACTGGTCAATCTTGTATTATTCAGCAAGACGAAGGAGAGCCAGTTGAGTTAGATGATGGTGCATTTTATCAACTTTATAGTATGTGGTGTGCCATAATAGATATTGAAAGAGGCGATCAAGTTGTTGTGGCCGCAGGAGATTTTGCCGGGACTTATCAGGTCAAGGAAGTTAAAAAATTAAATACAAAAGGAAGTAATCAACATTTAGAAATCTTAATAGCATTGCCGATATGATAAATATTAAAATGAAAAATACAAAACAACTTCTAAATGCATATGGCAAGATCGGCCAGATAGTCCAAAAAGAAATGAAAGACGCATTAGATAAATCGGCCGCAGTTGTTGAAAGGGCCGCAAAACATAAAGTTCCAGTTGATACAGGACGATTAAAAGGATCAATACAAAAACCAAGACGGATTAAAGCAAAAGATACACAAGCATTAGTTGGAAGCAATACTAAATATGCAGTAGCCGTTCATAAAAATAAAACAGCAAGACATAAAGTTGGAGAGTCAGAATATCTTAAAAAAGCATTAGTTCAAAATGAGAAAAAAATTAGAGGATTTTTTAAAAAAATGATAAATAATATTATAAATTCCTTAAAAAAGTATCAATGATATGGCATTAAAAGGTAAAAAATTAACCGAGGAACATAAACGGAAAATAAGTAAATCACTCAAAGGAAGGCATTTACTACCACAACAAGGTTTTCAAAAAGGACATAAAGTTTCAAAGGAAGTAAGAAAAAAAGTCAGTAAAGCACATAAAGGAAAGCCAAGTTGGAATAAAGGATTACCGAAAGAAAAGCATTGGAATTTCGGGAAACATCTTTCTAATAAAACAAAGAAAAAGATAAGTAAAGCTCATAAGGGAATTAAACTTTCAAAAGAACATAGAAAACATTTAAGTGAAGCAAAAAAGGGGTGTAAAGTTTCTCATTCGCAAGAAACGAGGAGAAAAATAAGTAAAGCAAATAAAGGTAGGAAATTATCAAAAAAATGGAGACAGAAAATAGGAAAAGCAAATAAAGGAAAACTCAAAGGAAAAAATCATCCTAATTGGAAAGGTGGATATGAAAATAAATTATGGCATAATAGGCAGAGGAGAATTAAAAAATTAGAAGCGGAAGGTTCACATACACAGGGTGAATGGGAATTACTTAAAAAGCAATATGGCTATATGTGTCCTTGTTGTAGGAAGAAAGAACCTAAAATTAAACTCACAGAAGACCATATAATCCCATTAAGTAGGGGCGGTTCAGATTATATTGAAAACATCCAACCATTATGCTCACATTGTAATTTTGTTAAGCATATAAAAATAATTAAGTATAAAAGATGATAACAACGGTAACTGGATTAAAAGCAGTAATAGTAAATAAATTAGCCACTTTACAAATAGACGGCGAGGATGCATTTGTAGCCGTTTATACGGTTAATCCAAGCAAACCAACGGGATACCCTTGCGCAGCCGTTATAGAGAGTGCAGGAGAGGGAGAGCCGATAGATACGGGCCGGAATGAAGAAGTAATAGAGTTTAAAGTTAAATTGATACAAGAAATGGGAATTAAAACACCGGCAGAGGCATCGGTAATAAGATTAGCATTAACAGACGCAGTAAAAAAAATGTTTAATCAAGACCCTCAATTAGTAGTTGATGAAGTAAATAGTGTTATGACAACCAATTTTACTCCGATTAGTTATGATGAAATAACAAAAGATAGGACTATATTTGAAAGTGAATTTTTAATTCAATGTAGAGTTTTAACAAATAATTATTCTTAATTTATGAAGTTTAAAAATGTATCAAACAAAGATTTGGCTATCCCCGGCATTGGATTAGTTAAATCAGGTGAAATCAAAAATATGCCAAAGGGCTTCTGCAATGCTAACTTTGAAAAAGTTGAGCCAAAAAAGGTCAGTGAGAAGCCAAAAGATAATAAAGATAAAAAACTTATATGACCAATTACTTAGGAGATAAAAGTTATTTAGCAATAAAGGTTGAGGCAACAGAAAATACACCAATTAAACCAGATGTATTTATTCCTCTTATTAAAGGAGATATTGTATCAATTCTAAATAGAGAACCAGACAATAGAATGGCCGGACTTGATTGGAAATCAGACGATTTATTAAAAGGACGCCACACGCACGAAGGAACTCTTGAACTTTATTGTGACGCAGATACTCTTGGCCATATCTTAAATATGACTTATAAAAAAGGAGTAACGGCAGGCGATGCAGCTAATGGATATACTCACCCATTTACAGCGGCAGATCCAAAGAGTTATACAATAGAAATCCAAAAAGGATTATATGCTCAAAGATTTTGGGGAGTAAAAGCAGACAATTTGAGATTAGAGTTTGATAACAACAAGATGAAAGCGACTATTGATGTTAAAGCAGTTGGCCAAGTCAGCACAGGAAAGTTAGAAGTTGCTTTAACAGGAGCAGGAATGACAGAGGTAGTATTACAACAAGATTATGTTAGAAATCCAACAGAAGGACTAAAAGTAGGAGATGTAATAACTGTAGGTGGAGTTGATGTAGAATTGACAGGAGTTGAGGCAGACGGAGTGACTGTAACATTTGCGGCAGAAACAATAACAGCAGCAAAAGGTGATTCAGTATATCTTAAAGCACAAGATTATTCCTATGTGGCATCACAAGAGCCATTATTTGAAGGTGACGCATTGGTTGGAGTAGGAGCAGACGATACGGCAGCAGATACTGCAGCAGAATCAAAGGCAACGGCAACACCATTTCAAGAGTTTATTCTTAATCTAAAAAACAATTTATTACAACAAGCAACAACAGGACAGCACGATCCTATAAAGTTATTGCCACAAGTTAAAGAAGGACAAGTAACGACAAAAAAACTATTTGAAAATGTAGACCAACACGAAAAATGGTTAGCATTAGACAAGCAGGCAATGACAATAGTTGTAAAAGGAAAGTTTATTAAAGATGATAGAACAACTTGGGAATTATTGACGGTCAATCTTTATAAGATTAAACTTAATCCGAATGTAAATGCTGTTAATGTAGGAGAATATATTTATGATGAGCAAACATTTGAAATCCTATATGATAGAGGCGATGGTAAAGCCATTGCTATTGATTTAGTAAACAATACTTCGGGAGCGGATTATGGAGATTAGTATAATTGTATGGCATTAAAAGGTAAAAAATTAACCGAGGAACATAAACGGAAAATAGGTAAAGCCAATAAAGGCAAAAAACTAACAGAAAAACATAAACAAAAATTAAGAGAAGCAACCTTAAAAAATCCAACAAGATATTGGTTAGGGAAAAAACGAATACCATTATTAGAAGAAACAAAAGAAAAAATAAGAAAAAAATTAAAAGGAAATACTCACGGATTTCAAAAAGGGAAACATACTTCTCTTAAGACAGAATTCAAGAAAGGACAAATACCTTGGAATAAAAATAGAAAAGGAAAACAAATACCTTGGAATAAAGGATTAAAAGGATTTAGAGCAGGAGAAAAATGTCATTTTTGGAAAGGCGGAATTACTCCAATAAATGCTAAGATTAGAAATTCACTTGAAATGAAATTATGGCGTGAAGCAGTATTTGAAAGAGATAATTATACTTGTAGATTTTGTGGAAAGAGAGGTGGTAATTTAGAAGCAGACCATATAAAACCATTTGCTCAATACCCCGAATTAAGATTTGCGATTGATAATGGTAGAACTCTTTGTAAAGAATGCCACAAAAAAACAGATAGTTATCTAAATAGATGGACTAATTAAATAACTTAAAATAAAATGAGAGAAACAAGAGTAATTAAAACTCCAAGTGGAGATAGTGTTGAAATTAAAACTTATATTATAGGCCGGGAAATTGAAACAATAGAGGATATTATGTATTCAGGAGTTAAAGATCCTGACGGAAAATTTAAGTTTACATTTCTTAGACGACAAACCCATAAACTAATAGAAATAATGGTTGTTTCTATTAACGGAAAAAAAGAAAAAATACTTGATACCATTCTTGATATGAAAGCAGATGACTATATTTTTATAACAGAAAAACTACAAGAAATAACTGGTGGAAAAACAGATGATCCTGAAACAAAAAAAAAAGATTTAAAAAACGATTAGATATAGCAGTTGTTTGTCACGAAATGAGTTGGGATTATCATACTTATATGAACCAACCAACTTGGTTTATTAAACTTGTTTCTAATTTAATATTAAATAATAGGAATGATAGTTCAAAAATTACAGATTTTAATAGACGCCCAAGATAGATCAACAAAAAAAATAAAGAATATCAAACGGGCTATAATAGGTATGAGCGCGGCTATTACTGCTGCGAGCGCTTTATCTGTTAAAGCATATATGGCCCAAGAGAGAGCAGAGGCAAGATTAGAACATTTGACGAAGCAAATATCAGACGCCACAGACGAGCAGATAGATTCATTAAAAAATCAAGCAAAAGCATTACAACAAGTTGGGGTTGTAGGAGATGAAGTGGCTATGGTAGGACAATCTCAATTAGCCACTTTTGCCTTGAATACAGATCAAATAAATAAGTTAACGCCGGCTTTATTAGATATGGCCGTTGCATTGAAAGGCGCAAATGTTACACAAGAGGATATGTTGACAACAGCGAATGCTATTGGCCGGGCCATTGACGGTGGAGCAGGAGCATTAACAAGATATGGAATTAGTTTAACAGACACACAAAAAAAGTTATTTTCAACTGCAAACAGAATGGAAAGAGTATCAATGTTGTCAGAGATTTTAGAGGGCAACTATGGTGGACTAAATGAAGCAATGAGAGATACAGCAGAGGGTGGATTAAAAGCATTAAGAAATAATATAGGAGATTTATCAGAAAAGTTAGGAGAAGCAATAGCAATAGCCGGGAAACCTCTTTTATCAAGATTAGTAGAAATGTCAACGACTATGAATGAAAGCGGAAAAGAGGTTAATCAGTTATCTTTATCATTTTTAGGATTGAGTAAGTTTACATATGATGTTATAAATGGAATGAGAGTTATAGCATTACAAGTAGAAAAAGCGAGTATAAAATTTAATATGTTTTGGACTTCTCTTGGTGGATTACTTGGTAAAGATCCTGTTTTTGTAAAAAGATTAGAGGAAATTAACGATTCATTATTAAAGATTGGAACGAATGCCCAAGATTTTTCAGAGGAAATAAGATTTTTAAGAGAACAAGTATTAGATGGAACAGATGCTGAATTTAAAGGATTGGGAATTATAGGTAGTGATGCAATGGAAGCTATTGAAAAAGCAACTGAAAGAACAAAAGATGAAATAAATGAAACAAAAAGTTTAATAAATAGTTTAGAAAATGATTTACAAAATATTATAGATATTGAAAAAGAGAGATTTGAACAGGAAAAAGATTATGGAACTTCTATAGCGGAAGCGTATGTTGAGCAAGAAAATAAAATTAAAGATATAAGAGATAGATTAAGTAAAGAAACAGATAATGAAGAAAGTGATAGATTGGCAAAAGAACTTACGAGAGAGCAAGAAGCATTAAATAAAAGAAGCCATTTATTAAAACTTTATTACTCACAAATACAAGAGGAAAGACGATCAGCAGGACTAACAGAATTTGGCAGGGAAGTAGAAAGTATTGAAGCAGGCCAAAGAGCATTTGAAACAGGTCAAACAACTCAATTAAAGGAGATAGCCCATACATATAATTTTGATTTTAGTGGATCAAATATATCTGATAAAGAAAAATTAACAAGTGATATTATTGAAGCGATTAATCGCGCTTCAGAACTTAATCAAATAAGCGGGGAATAAAATGTCAGTATCAGTAAAATACGATTCAACAGAAATAGTCAATACAACATACACGCCTAGATTTATTAAACACGATTCAGCAACAAGGCGTATATTGACAAGATTAGAATTGGCCAGAGATGACGGGAGTGTCTTGGTGTCAGATAGACGAGGAGAAAAGATTATAGCTTGTCAGGGATATTTAGCCGGGACAAGTGAGTCGGATTTAGAAACTAAAATAGATAGTTTCAAGGAATTGTTTAGCAGGCAAGAAAAAAACCTTGATATTTTACGACCGGCCGGCGGAACAACAAGGCGATATGTTGCCACTTGCACAAGACATAATTTTAACAGGGATCATTTTCATTTATTATTTGTTCCGTGGACAGCAGAATTTATAGTATTAAGTGGAGAAGGCAAAGACACAAATGAAACAACTGCGATTGATGAAGTTTTAACAGCAGTAGCAACCCCATATACAGGTAGCTTTTCTATGTTAGGAAGCAAGCCAGCAAAGCCGACAGAAATTAAAATGGTATTACAACAAAACTGGGCAGACATTAAAGGAATACAATGGGAAAATCTTGACACAGAAGAAAAAATTATAGTGACAAAAGATGTAAATTGGAATAATGGGAATTATGTTAAAATAAATTGTAATGATAGATCAGTTCAAGGAACACTTGGCGGATTAGCTTTGGACGATTTAAGATTTTATGGTATGTTCCCAACACATTTAATAGGAACAAATAATTATAAAATAACAGCAGGGGGAATAGTTTGTCAACAAAATTATTTAGCTTCAGGTTCAATATCAAGTTTTTTTAATATAAATGCTCCTGCAAAATATAGAGCGCAAAGTTTTGAAATACCATATGCAGATGATACTTTTCAAGGAATTAGTATACCTGTTAGAAAAACAGGAACGCCGGGAAATATAACTTGGAGAATAGAAACTGATAATAATGGAGAGCCGTCAGGAGTATTTGCTGATCCGGCTGGGCCTTCAGATGGAACTATTGCGGCCGGTGATGTTGGAGCAGCAACAGCTTGGCTAACAAGTTATTCAAATAACTTATGGGAATTAAGTGCTAACACAAGATATTGGTTAGTATTAAGAACAGCAGGAACTTCAGGAGCTGATTATTATAGTTTTGGATATGATTTTGGTGCTGGATATTCAAAAGGATTTTATTCAGCAAGTGATGATACAGGAACAACTTGGACACCAAATAAAACAAGAGATTTTTATTTTCAATTAAGATTTGGAGGAGAACCACAAGCAGGATCGCAGATTGATTTAACGGTAAAATATCATAAAACATATTTATAATGAAAAAAGTTTTAATAAAAGTTTATAATTCTAATGGCGATTATTTAGATATTTGGAAAGATGCTACCTTTAAGGGATTTGAAAAAAGATTAAATGGTGGCCTTGGAGAATGTCTAATTGACTTAGGCAGAGAGTTTGATTATGGTGGGGACGATTTAGTTCTTGGAAATCATATAGAGATTTTGATATCAGACGGCGAAAGCGTAGTTGAACTTGGAGATATGTATAGCACAGAGATAATTTATAAGGGATATATTTCTTTAATAGAGCCGAGAGTAATTGGAAAAAAAGAAGGTATTGTTGTTCATTGTCTTGGCCATTATACAAAATTAGCACAGGATATTTATAAGAACGGAACGACAACAACGATAGCAGAAGTAGCAACAGACGTCGGTGTAATTTTAAGAAATATAATGGATAGGTATATTGCCGAAACGACAAATCCTCAATTAAGTTATAACGACGAAACAATAGAGGAAACAGGAGACAACGCGGATTATACTTTTCAAATGAACACATATAGAGAAGCATTTGATAAAGTTCTCAGTTTAGCGCCAGCCGGTTGGTTTTATTGGATTGACGTGCAAGGTAAAGTTTATTTCAAAGCAAAGCCAACAGAGCCAACACATAGTTTTATATTTGGAAAAGATTTTACAGAGATCAAAATACAGAAATCAATGGAAAAAATAAGAAACGCAATGTTATATTGGAATGGAGAAACTGGAGTAACAAAGATTTATAAACTTTATTCAGATCCAACCTCAATTCTTTTATACGATAGACGAGTTCAGAAGTATTTTGACTACGGCGCAGACGCAGAAGCAACGGCAGATTTGATCGGCGCGAAGTTCTTGGCCGAGAATAAAGACCCAGAAATAAAATTGGTTTGTAAAATTTTAGATAATAATTTAAGTGATAATAGGGGTTATGATATTGAAAGTATAAATCCCGGAGATACCTGTTCCTTTTATGGATTTGATAGTGAAGTTTCAGATATATTAAAAGACAATATGCTCATTTCAAGAGTTTATTATACACTTAACGAGGTTGAGATAACAGTAGAGGTAAAGAGATCAACCTTAATAGAGTGGCAAAGATTATTAAATAATAGGTTGGACGACAGGTCTGGCGACGGTAGTCCTTCCCCATACAGCGTTTAAAAATTATTATATGTTAGAAGGAAATTTATTACAATTTGGTGGGCTTGGTTTGGCGGCTCTTACTATTGGAGCTTGGGCTAAATATGTTTTTAATCACCAGAAACATATGCAGAAATCAAATCAAGAAACTATGGACACTGTGCTAGGTGTAGTAGAAAAAAACACAGAGGCGATGACAACATTAAATGGCCTTGTTAAACAAGATATAGAAACGACAAAAGAGCTAAAACAAATAATACAGTATAAGTAGCCAACTTTTGTATATAAATTGCAAATAGGGGCTATTCTGTGTGAATAATAGCACTAAAAAAAGTATATGAATACATTAAGAGATAAAATTAAACTAGGATTACCATTTAAGGACTTCAAATGTAATACAATCACACAACATTTTGGAGTTAATGGTAGTTTTTATAAGCGTTATGGTTTAAAGGGCCATAATGGAATAGATCATTTAGCACCCCGTGGGACACCCATATTGGCCGTATGCGACGGGTATTGCTCAGGAGTCAAAACAACCAAAGAGGGCTATGGAATCTACGTCAGGCAAGCCTCAGGCGATATAGAATTGAACGGAAAGACAATTAGGTTAGATATTGTTTATGGCCATATGGAAAGAGTTAATTTACACAAAGGAAATAGGATAATGAAAGGACAAGTTGTTGGGTGGGCCGATAACACCGGATACTCTATGGGCAACCATTTACATTTAGGAGTTAGGATTATGAATAGCGACGGCAATATTGAGAATTACAAAAACGGATTTTTAGGATATTTTGATCACTATCCTCTTTTAGAAAATAAAATTAGTTGGTTGACTTATAGAAAATGGAAAGAGATATCTAAAATAACCGTGCCAGAATGGGAAATCACGCCGATAGATAAAAGATACGACATATCCGGGGAGAAAAGATTACCTTGGCCGACTTATATTTGGTTAGGGATTAAATTACGCAGGCAGTTAACAGAGAGAGAACACGTCGCATTAGTTTATGGACATTGGTCATTTGAAGAAGTATTTAAAAATAAAGTTGGAGAACATTTTTTGTATTACACAAAGGACGAATATATAAATAGAATTAAAAATAATTTAGGTTTATGAATTATTCAAAAGAACTTTTACTTTTTGTTGCGACAACACTTGTTTCAGTTGGCGCTGTTCAAATTGCAGAAAATGTTTGGAGAGGAGTTGCTTTATTAGTTTTGGGTGCTTTAATCTTTGTAGGCAGAGGATTTTATAAAAAATATCTCTACAAACCAGAGGAATAAGTTATCCACAGGTTAGGTAGTTTTTGGAGGTTGCTTTTTTTATTATATCAGGCATACTTATAATATGAAAAAAGAACTATCAATCATACAAACAATTTGTGAAAAACACGGAGTTAGTATTCTTGAATTATTAGGTTCTGGCCGTAGAAAAAAAATAATAGATGCCAGAGTAGATTTAGTTTTAGAATTAAAAAGTTTAGGACTTTCCTTAACTGAAACAGGAATTTTATTGGGTAGACGAGATCACGCCACAATAAGGAAATTATTGAAAAAAGGACAGAAAAAGTTATCCACAGATTAGGGCTTTTTTTATTTTTAAAAAAGCGTATAATAAAAGTATGGGAAATAAGGACAAAAATACGAATAGAAATCTTAACCGAAAGGGCGAAACAATCAGAAATGGTTGGCAGTTATTCGTAGCTGTGTCCTTCGTCCTTTCAGTTAAGACTTTTTTATTTATAAAATATGGAAACGGAAAATAAAATTAAAAATTTTAGATGGAGATTAAAATCTATTGGAAGTATTTCTCATCACGATTCACAATGGAAAGAGATTTTTATTAAAAATGGTTTTAAATGGGAAGATTGGTGGGAAGGATATTGTAGTGGAATGTGTAATTTGACTGGAAGTTTTAGCGATGATAAAAGATATAAAAAAGGAATAATGAGTTTTCCATCAATTTTTGGATTAAAAGGAGAAAATTTATTTATTAAATGGCTTTATACGGGGAAAAGAAAATTTTTAATACCTTTTTATAATTGGTTTGTTGCTTATATAAATAAACAAAAAAAAATATCAGATAAAGAAGAAAGAGAATGTAGGGAAAAATCTAAAAAAATTAATAATAAAAAAATTGAAAATGGTTGGATTTATCTTTTAAAAAGTAAAAATCTTTATAAGATAGGACGGGCAAAAAATATTCAAAGTAGAATTAAAACTTATAAGACAGAAAATCCTTTTGGAATAAAAATTATAATTCAAAAAAAAGTAAATGATTATATTGGAATAGAAATAAAATTATTAAAAATGTTTAATGAAAAACAAATAAGAGGAGAATGGTTTAAATTGAATAAAGATGATATTAATAGAATTAAAAAATATTTAAATGAAATATAATATTAACATAAATCAATTAGTTTTATCAAAAACAAATCTTGATTTAATAGATTGTGCTATTATTGATTATATTTATTATTATTGTAATAGCAAAAATGAAAAAATAGAAAGCCAAAGAATTAAGAATGAAAAAGGTATTTGGACTTGGATAAACTATCAAACACTTTTAGGGGATATGCCATTGATCAAAATTAAGAGTTCAGGTGCTTTAACTCCAAGAATAAAAAAAATTGAACAAGAGGGTTATATTGAAACTTTTAGACAAGGAAATCAAAAACTATTCATTAAATTGAATAGTAAAATTGACGAGCTATTCATAGAAACAAACAGAGCTGTTCACGAAAATGAACAGAGCTGTTCACCAGAACGAACGAATAATAATACTATAAATAATTATACTAAAAATATAGAGTATATTTTTGAATATTGGAATAAACAAAAAATAATAGTTCATTCTAAATTGACTGATAAAATAAAAACAAAGATTAAATCAGCATTAAAAGATTATAAAAAGGATCAGATATTTTTGGCCATAAGAAAATATAAAATGGTATTAGCTGGCCCGGAATATTTTTGGACATATCAATGGTCTTTGGATAAATTTTTACATCGTGGATTAACAGACTTTGTAGATAGCCCGATTGATAAGTGGAAAAAATCAAACGGATTTGAAAAACCAAAGAAGCGCAAAGTTTATTTTAATGGAGATCCAGTTGTAAAAAAGAACGGCAAGCAATGGGTAATTCAAAATGGAGATTGGCGAGAGTTTGTCGGTGACGAAAAAGAATTAGTTATTAAATTTGAATAAAAGGTCGGTTTAATTAAACTAAACTAATTTTATGGAGAACATTAAAGGGAAAAAAATTGATTTATGTCCTAAAATTAAAGAAAATTGTATTTTTAATACTAAAGAATGGAAATATAGAAAACCTAAAGAATGTTTTAATTGTAAAATCTCTAAATTAAAGGTCTAAACTAATTAACTTGTATTAACTTATTATTATGAAAAAAGAAAATTTAACAAAAGAATTAGAGTTAATAAAAAGTCAAGTTTCAAAAGCAGAGGTAATTGCCGGTTCATTAGAAATTAAAGTCCCGGACGATATGGTAAATGCGACAGATATTTTAAGTAAGATTAAGATAGTCGGCAAAATGATTGCCAAGAAAAAAGAGAGTATCACAAAACCATTAAACGAGGCATTAAGAAATGCGAGGTCATTATTCACTCCATTAGAAAATCAATGGTCTGATGCAGAAAAGACAGTCAAAATGAAAATGGTTATGTTTAACAACGCCGAACGGATCAAAGCAGAAAAGAAAATGGAAAAAATTGAGAAAAAAGTTGAGAGTGGAAAAATGAAAC